AATTCGGTGCAAATTTTTATTCGAACGGCGTTCAAATGGATATCAAAGAGTTCTCGAAGCTCATTCGAGCGAAGCAGAAAGAGATCGACACGCTGATGCGGCGCAAGATGCCCATCCGGGTCGGAAACATGGCCAAACGGCACTTTCAGGACAACTTCCGAAAGAGCGGCTTCGTCGACGGAGGACTGCACCCGTGGCCGAAGACCAAACGGCAGCTCTCCGGTGGAACGTCGGCGGCCAGCCAGCACAAACCGCTGCTCAGCAACCGCAACCACCTGTTCAACGCTGTGCGCTACGTGCCGGGCGACTATCGGGTCAAGATCGTGAACGACGTACCCTATGCGCCGATCCACAACTGGGGCGGTGAAACGAAACCCACCGTAACGCCCAAAATGAGGCGGTTTGCGTGGGCGATGTACTACCGAGCGGCCGGGAAGCCGAAGACGGGAACGAAAGGCCGCAAAGCGGCCGAAAATGCCCCGAGGAGCGCACTCTCGCCCGAGGCGCAGATGTGGCGCTCTTTGGCGCTGACGAAAAAGAAGCATCTGCGGATCAGGATTCCCCAGAGGCAGTTCATCGGTCAGAGCCGCGAACTCGAAGAACGCATACGCGCCGATGTAGAAACACAGGTAGAATCCGTACTTAAATTATAGACGATGGAAAGTGTGAAACTCGCGCTGATGAAGCGCATCGAAGAGGCGATGCCGGAAGTCCGCATCGACGAGGATTACGGACAGCTCGAATCGCAGGTAGACCAGTATCCGGTCGTGTTCCCCTGTGTGCTGATCGGCATGGGCGACACGGAGTGGCAGCCGATGGCCAGCCGTCCCGGAATACAGCAGGGCAAGACGTCCGTCACGTTGAAGCTGGCAATCGACTGTTACGACGACACCCATATCGGCTCCACGACGGAGGCGAAGATCGCCGAGCGCGAGCGGATGGCCGACCGGATGTTCCGGGCCGTACAGGGGATGAGGTTGTCGCAGAGGATGTCAGAGCTCGACCGACGGCGCAGCACCGAATATGCCCTCGGCGGCGGGGTCAAGGTCTACGAGGTGACGTTCGAGTACCTCGTGCGGGAGATCGTGTGACTATTCCCCGGAGAACAGGCGGAGTTGTCCGGCCGTGAGCCTCGGAACCTTGATCTTCGGAGCAGGACGGATGTCGCCCTCCGGATGCTCCTTGCAGTATTGCCGGATGATGGCCATGACGCGATCCTCTGAGATGAAGAACTCCTGCTCGGAGAGAATCTTCAGGGCGTCATCGAAGCGCAGACGCTGAACCTCCGTCCAGTAATACCAGCGGCGGCACAACGCTTCGTTGCGCTTGTCGATTAAGTCCTTGTTTCTTCCTCTCGGCATTCACGGGGGGGGGTATTTCGGGTTTTCAATACACAAAAATAGGGAGAAAACAAAATTTTCTCCCTCGTTGCTTAACGAAATTAAGCTATTTGTCCGGAAAATACTACCTTTGTATCAAAATCATCTGCCATGAAACGACTGTTCCTCCTCTTCTCTATCTGTTTTGCGGGCATCCTCCTCTCATCCTGTTCGGACAAAGAGGAAACTCCGACCTCGGATGAACTGATTGGTACTGTATGGAGCCAAACCACGGAAGGGCGCACCGATACGTTCTATTTCGCGCTCAACCGCAAATGCACAGCCGAATGGAAATACGAAAACTCCGATCCAGTCAGACAGGAATATCGGTATTCCTACAAAGCGCCGAACGTCACGATTGAGACCAGCGCGAATATGTTCACGGGACGCATCGACGGCGACGTGCTTTCTATCCACATCTTCGACCGCGATCTGACATTGAAGAAGGTCAGGTAATAAAAATCCCGCTCTTTTCGGAGCGGGATTTGCTTTGCAGAGGGACGGCGCTATTCCATCGCTGCCAGCGAGAGCGGCAGCGCACGTTTCACCCCCTTCTCGTCCTTGTAGGACACCGAGATGAACTGGCACGAATCCACAGGCCGATAGGCGCTCTGGATGATGTCGGTCGCCTCGATAAGTTCCGGATAGCCCGACTTGCGGGCTATCTCCCGTAGTTGCAGCACGCGGCTCGCCTTGAGGTTCCCCTTGCGGTCTTTGGCCAATAGGTTCATCACCATCTCCGTCAGGGCGGCCGAATCGTCGTCTTTCGCCAGCGAGCGGATGAATGTCTTGACCTTGTCGACCCCGGCGTTCACCGTGTCGTCCCAGCCGTCGTTCGTGCGGTAGCCCAGAGCGACCGTAATGCTCCCGTCAGAGGTTGTGAACTGGTTGCTGTGGCGGTCGGATTTCGTGCGGAACAGTTCCTCTTTGAGTGCGATCAGCCGCTCGGCATCGCCGAACACCTCCTCCTTCGCCCGACGCATCTCCTCGCCCAATGCCTGCAGGCGGGCGAACTTGCCCCGGCAGAACTCGTCGACGGAATCCTTATACGCCGCAATGTCATCTTCGCGTTTCTGTTTCTCGGCACGCTCCTCGGCCTCAAGCTGCGCCTTCAACTCGGCGCGTTGCGCTGCTGTCATTTTTGTAATATCCATGTTTTTTGGTTCATTTTACACAAGGGTAAACATCCACGTCCTTATTCAGCCAAGATATCTCCCGACCATTTTGGCGAGTAAAGCCATAGGCCAACGCGCCGTAACGTTTTTCAGCTCCATAAAAGCGCCATACCACGCAATCGCTCTCCAGCCGGAAAAGATCGCCCTTTTTAAGGTCGGACAGATGCTTGACATCCTGTATGAAATCCGATAAATCGCAATCGGAGATAACCTGTTTCATTGTAATACCGTTAGTCGTCGGCCGGAGCTCGATCTCGTAGGTGATCTCTTCCCCTTCAGCGTTGCAGGTCGTAGTTTGCATGACAAGGCGACCATCGGCAGGTTCCATTACCGTTATAGCCATCGACTCTGGTTTGACACCCATGCGGAAAGTGTAGAAATTTGTGGCGATTCGAAGTGCGTCCATGCGTTTCATATCAATATTTAGTTTACTGTTTATCAATCGTTTAATCGTATCGCAAACATAACACTACCATTCGGAACACGCAAGACAATTCGCACTTATTTTCAACACTTTAACTTATTCATGAGGTCAATCGAATATCTCCTCGACCAACGCCATCGGATATACTTTGCGTATTCCGCGTTCCGAATCCACGTCGAGGCGCACCCCGATAAGATTACCGCTGTTGTCGAACACGTATTTTGCGCTCTCCAGCTCGCTGATTCCTTTGATTTTCACTTTCATCGTTTTACTCTGTTTTTGGTTTGTCGTTTCTGTCGTCGTTGCAAGCGCGTCGGCCGCTGTCTGCGGCGGGTTCGCGAATGCCGTCTCTCCACC